CCAATTCCTTGGGCTCCATTGAGAATAGGAACGCGATCAACTTTTGTTCCGGGCTCCAGGATTCGTAGAACAAGTCCTGTGAAGAGGAGGCGCCCCCATTCGTTGGCGACCTTTGGTCGGTCGGTTTCGAAATACTCTGATCCCCAGGTTTCGAGACGAGGGATTCCATCCCAAGGAAGTACTTTGACGAATTCTTGGACGAGGTCATAGGTGGTACCTTTGACGCGGTATGAATTGTATGCGCCTGAGATTGCACCTGCAGGATACCGCGGGCTGATGTCGCCTTGCAGATACTGCAAGGACATGTCCATCATGGTATCAGGTGAGATCTGGTGCTTGTTCGAGTCGATAAAGCCCAGACGCTTGTCGCAGACGATCTTTGTAGCTTTGAAATGATAGGCTAGGAGCTTAGACCCATTCAGTTCATTGTGGATCAGTCCGCCTTTGTCATTCAAGCTGCAATCAAGTTGCTGATACAGCAATGTCCGATTGATTGCCAGCTTCTCGAATGGTACTAAGACGAGCTTGCTTGGTGCAGCCTCTACATCCTGGTAAATCCAATCGTCCACCCCCTTCCATTCGGCAGGAGGTACAAAGAGGGTCATCGTTGCATTCAATGCTTCGATGCAAGACTGCAGTGTCAGTGCTGCACGTCCTACGTTCTTGTTGTCGATCACATCGCCATCTAGGACAACGAACACTTGCCGTCCGGGGGTGATCAACAACTGAAGCTTCTCAATGAGTGAGTAACTTTCGTTCTTCTCACTCTTGCGCACTGCGTTCCAGCAACCGCCTATGGCTACGACAGCTTGGCCCCAGCCATGCTTGTAAACTGCAGCACCTTTCTTTTCACCTTCGACAATCCACAATGGACCATCGTACATCTCCATGATGTCAGTGCCAGGGGGTAGCCAGATGTCTGGTGCCACGCCTGGAGTGGAGATGTATTTGTTTTCTTCGCGGTTAATACGAATACGGTAGAGCTTGTCGTTACCGTTGTACGGAAAGCAATACGCTGGTCCGTATTTATCTGAAGGGATCGGGTAGCACCCCGTATCAACCGTTGTTAAGCCTGACCTTCCCAGGTCATATTCCATAAACTCAACAGACTTCTTATCCCAAGGAGCCGGCGGCGGCGCGGCAAAAAGAAATGTGGCCAAGACGTTCTCGGATTAGTGCAGCAGTTAGACTCTAGTTGAAGAGTGGAGACGGCGGGTGATCAAGCCCGCCGCCTTTGATCCACCGTGTCTCACGACACACTCTGCACCAAGAGCCGCACGACCGAGTGGTCGCGTAATACAATTATATCGTGTTTTCACGGCCAAAGGAAATCTATTTACATTTTGTTACTTCTCACTCGTCGAAGAGTGCTAGATAAGCGGCCACTTCTGCAGGGTCATATGCGGCTGCCTTCAGCTTGTTTAAACTTACTTCAAGAGGCCTAAGATTTGTGTAATGGCAAAGACGCATCAAGTCTTTCGGCGTAGTTGCAGCCGAAAGAGTATGCCGATGGTCTATCTCCCAGTATGTGCCATAGTTATACCAGGTCATACCATTAACGAACTGCTCCTCTAAATATCCAAATAGTTCGTTAATGTTACAGCCAAACATTTTGTGGCTTTCGCCATCTTCTTTGAAGTATCCATTCTTTATTGCTATTGTTATGCGGGTCCGCAGAACGTTAGTAAAACGCTTTAAGGGGTCAGCATTGCGCACCCGTACTTTTTCTAGCCAGCAAGTCCAGCAAGTATGCCTTTGAAAACCGCTGGCTTTGCTATACGCTAGTTTAGTTCCATCATAAGGTTTCCATTCTTTACAACAATTGCAAAGACGCAAGCCTCTAGATTCTAACTCTGATACAACCGCACGCTGTTGCCTTACCAACTGCTTTTGTTGCTTAGCAGCTGCCCATTCTATGCGTAATGTCCTAAGCTGTTCTATCGTAGTATTATCACTACGCCTAGATAAAGCTAAGCAATCCCAACAACGCGCACCATAGAAACCTTGCTCTTTGGAATAGCGCTTTGCCTTAGCATCGAATGGTTTGCTAAGGCAACAATATGTGCAGTACTTGAAACTCATGTTATCGACAGTCAGCATTGAGGTGGATGGACATGTTTTCGATGTCCCGCGCGAACGCGTGCATCCAAGATGGCGAGCCCCAATGCGCGTGGGGCTGAGCACGAAGAATCATGTCGATGGTCTGATCGGGGAGCAGCTTCGGACCAGGGATCACCTCCGTGATGGTAATGGTATAGTGTTGCCCATGAAGGACAACGATGGCCGTCTTGGGGTGCTCGAGGAGCTGGTCAGGCTTCTTCTTCATGGCGGGCCCCCGTAAACCACATCGAACCCTTCTTCCATGGTCGGAGGTTCGTAGGCCTTGATCATGTCCTCGATGACGTGGAGGGGGATGTATCTGCCGCCGTTCTTTACCCGTTGCTGCACGCGCTCATAGAGCTGCGATGCCGTGAGTCCCGTGAAGTCGAGGCACACGCGCTTGTGCTTAGTGCCGACCCAGTTCAGCTTCGCGGTCCGTGACTCACGCGTCATGCTGGTTTGGTCGACATAGATGTGCTTTCCTTGATTGGTCAGATCGAACATCTTGCGCCGAAGCACCATGCTCAAGTTGCCGAACGGGATCGTCTTGTGTACCTGCCGCTGCTTCGCCGGAGGCAGCCCCCGCATTCTGGCATCTAGGAAGTCATCCGTACTACACCTTTCCACGATGGGTATGGCTTTCTTGAGCTCGTGGAAGAAGGTGGACTTGCCGCTGCCCGGGGGGCCGACTGCCATGATGAACAGCGGACCTTCATCCACCCAGTACTGGATGCATGCAATCGTGGCATTCGTGTCGAGCAGGCTCATGGTCAGGCCCCCGTCGCTCGGTCAGCTGCCTCGTTCTCTGCCCTGATGCAATGCGTCTCGCGGTTTGCATGCATCTTCAAATGCTGGTACAGCCGACCGATGGGAACTGCCTTGCCGCAGAACCCGCAGCTGCAGTAGGCCCGGAGCTTGAAGCCCTGCGCTTTGTTCAGCGGGTACACCCAGCAAGCGATGCCGTTGATCATCCGAAGCGGCATGCCTTCAGCCGGCCATGCTTGGTTCCTGCTGGCCATGCCGAACAGTTCCTTGACGTCGCCCGTCGTCACATCGCGCCCGTACTTGTTGCGGATGCGGTACTTGGTGAAGGCCTCGTTCATTTGACGCTCCTGAGATTGCGATTGAGGACTTTGAAGGGGGTGACTGCCGTGATGATCACCGACTTGCGGTCGTTGGACATGCTCAGACGAGCGATGTCGTGGCCGTTGTTCAGGTTCGTGATTGTGGCTCGGGCATACCCGTCATTGACCAGGTGCTTTGCCGCTGCGATGATCGCGCTTTCCCGAGTCTTGCAGTGCCCCCGCCATGCGCCGGCGTAGTCGGTCTGAAACGGCCGCGGTGAGCCGGTGTTCTTTGCCTTGTGGTGGTTCTTGTACTTTGTCATTTGGCCGTTTCCTTTAGAAGTATGAGCCAAGCAGGAATGACCCAGCCCGAGGGGGTCAGCTTGGCAAAGAGTTCCTCGAGCTTTGCGCATTGCGCGCTGGTGATGCCGTGGATGATCATCGGTATGCTGCTCCTATGATCATGATGAAAAGAAGAGCGGCGGCAATCCCAGCAAGGGGACCACCATAGGCCCCCGCAACTGAGACCATCACCACGAACAGTGTCATGCGTAAGATCATGATTTGCAGCCCTCGTAGATGAGGGAGCCCACGATCCAGGCCAGGAACAGAAGGGCTAGGCCCAAACCTGCTCCGTAGAACCCGCCGAAGACGAAGCCGATTGCTGCAGCTGTGACAAACCACATCATTTCTGCACCGCCGGCTCGAGGCAGTCGTCAGTGCAACCGCATTCGGTGTCCGTCGTGCACTCCGTGGCCCATGCCATCACTGACAGGGCCAGGAGCAGGCCGATCGCGATCGCCAGGATCATGCCTGTGATGCGGTTGTCCTTCTTTCGCCGATGGGGGCCGGACATTGCCGACGTGCGCTTGACATCCGTGTAAGGATCACGGTAGCTTTTGGCTTCACGCATCTGCAGGTCCCTCCTTGCCGGGGCCCTTCTTGAACATCAGCTCCCACTCTTCGGCAGTGATGCCGGTCATCAGGAACTCACGCTCGTCAGGCGTCAAATACGGCATCGCCCGCTGGATGAGCTCGCCGTTGATCCACGCGGCATAGTCCTCCCAGTCGATGTTGAGCACCATCTCGTGCTCCTTGTTCGAGTACCCGCTGATCTTCTTGACCTTGCGGGGCTCTCTGTTCTTACCATTAGCCATGTTCAACCACCTCTCTTTTGATACCTGTTGATGATGTCATTCAACCTGCTGATCTCTTCGTCCTTGTCAGCTATTTCCTTGTGCAACTTATGCAGCACAAACCTATACTTCTTGATTGCCTCTTCCATTTCTATCTTAGACATGGAGGAGATAGGTTTGGACTGCTTGCTTGCGGGTTTATCCATGGGAGCTCCTGTTAATGTTTAATTATATCATACCTAGGTGTTCCAAGGGAAATCTTTTTACATCTCGTTACACCTAGGTTCCGGGGAGCTGCTTGGTACTATTGCACCTTCATGAACCGGCCGTCACCTTGCATGACGAACCTCTGGCCGCGCCCGATGCCGAACCCGACGCCGAACACCCGATGGCAATCATCGCACATGATCGCCCAGCTGCCTCCTGATCCCGTGCTTCCGTCTACGAAGCTGGTCAGTATCCCCTCGCCTCGCAACTGGCACTTTACGGGGGCCTGACCTTGCCAGTACTGTGCCACAATGGGCTTCGCGCTATTGCTATGCATGATGTGCTATGCTCCTTGCGCTTAGTACAGAGCCGCCGACCAAGAGCCGACACATTCCGTGTTGCACTGCTTCCACTTTTTCAGCACTTCTTGTGCGTCTTCGAGCGTAATGCTATGCACTTTGTGCAACTGCACCAGCTTGCTCCAGTAGCTGTTCTTGTTCTGCTCTCCGGGCTTCTTGTAGTGCATCTGGGTGTGCACGACCAACGTTCCGGTCACTTCCTTCGGCGTCATAACTACTCTCCACGATCTGCGTCGCACTATGCTCGCATTGGTTAGCCGCCAATTCGGGGGCCGCTAACCAATATGCACTGCGCTATGCTCTGCCAACTGTTGTGTATTCATACGTGTGTGCGCACATTTATATCACATCAATTAAAATTATACCATAGTCGTATATAAACATATGTCCGACGTGATGCGTGCGCCGTTTTTCGAACGGCCGCACGCATCAATGCGTCTTTATTTGGTCATTTCCTCCAGCTGTTGGGCGCTGAATTCGACCACGACGTTCTTGCCGCGGGACGCCGTGCCCTCGAGCAGCCCCTTCTTGCGCATATCCGTTTTGTACCACGCGATGCACGCCGGCGTCGTCTTGCTGCCTTCGAACGTCTTGAGCACCAGCTCGAGGATCTCGGCGTTCGTCTTCTTGCTGTTCTTCAGCATGTGCCGCACGAACGCACCAATGCCGAGTGCCGCGGGCTTCGTGCTCTGCACTTCGCTCGATGCGCCTTCTTCTGCCGGGGTATCGGCCCCCGCATCGCTCGTCGTGTCTTGCACTTCGCTCGATGCGCTCTGCTCTGCCGAGGTATCCACCCCCTCTTGGGACTGCTCAACCTGCTCACGCTTGATCTGATGGGTCTTGCTCATTCTAAATACTCCTAAGTTCAAAATAGAAGAAGGGCGAATTCCCTGCTTCAACAACTATTTTATCGTCTTTGAAAAAAGAGGGGAATCCTTATTACAATCTGTTTCACTTTGGTGGGAAGGGCTATAGGCGAAGTGCTGGGCCCAGCAAACCATTCGATTCCGGTAGGACCGCACTGTTTTGGCCAATCCGCCCAGCCGACAGGCTAAAAAGAAAGGGCCTTTCGGCCCTTCCTCTTAGTCACACAGCTTCTGCAGTTCCTCCTTCGTCATCTCGACCTTGAACTTCTGCGACCTGCCGGCTTCGATCTTGCCTTCCTTGCGCAGCTTCGACTTGTACCATGCGACGCAAGCCATGCTCGTCTTGCATCCGTCGAAGTTCTTCTTGACCAGCTCGAGGATCTCCGTGTTCGACTTCGTCGAGTTCAGGATCATGTACGTAATGAACTGTCCGATATTCATGACTCTTCAACCTTTCATTTATACTTTGATTCAATCAACTTGATTGTTTATTCAAAGTATGAAGATATTATAAATTGAAAAGTTGTAACTGTGTTCTACAATTGTTAATAGAGTGTCACGAATGCAACCAAATGTAACAATGTTCTTGGAGAGGGAGGCGGGGGGCCTCGGTCGGAAGGGCCCACCCACGCACATAGAATTTTTCAATTTCCGCTACCAGTAAATCACTCAACACATTGCGACAATCATAGATTATCGCGCCAGTTCAACCACATTCGTCGGGCCGAGCCGATCGTCGGGCCTTTTGATATCCCACGGCGGGCCACAACACGTTTTAAGGCTCCTAAGGCCGTCGGCCTTTATATCGCGGCTCGCACGATTTCAGCGTGTTATAAGCCATTATAAACGTCCAAGTGTTACGATTCGTTACGAATTTTACAAAATGTTACGCTCCTACGCTATTCCCCTGGCCACGAAATCGCGATATAATGGTTGCACGTACACCTGAGCCAACTCGTAACGACTCGTAACAACCATGTCGCAGGACAAGCCCCCCTCACTGCTGCCATCGTTGATTCCCGCCGGACCTCCGGTGTTCCGCGCCCCTCCTGGGTCCCTTCAGGAGGAGGCCTCCCCTCAGCGCGTGAACCGCCAACTCCGCGAGTTGTTCCGCGAAGCATTCGACAATCTCGGCGGTGCACCCTGGTTGGTCGAGTTCGCATCGAAGTCCGATCAGAACGCGCGGGTGTTCGTGCAAGCGATCAGCAAGTTGTTGCCCCCCGCAAACGATCCCAAGGGCGGAAATGGGGTCATCATCGACGTGCCGTGGCTGACCGGCGCGCGACTCAGCTACAAGCGCGATCAGCAAGACGAGATCATCGACGTCCAAGTCAAAGGAGAGTGATATGAAGGCCCACAAGGATTTCCTGCTCGACCAGCAGCCACAGTTCGAGGCGTACACCAACGACCTCACGGAGTTCGTCGGCAGCGAAGAGTTCAGTGAGCTCTCCGTCCAAGAGCAGAGCTACCTCGAGGCCGAGCTCCCCCTGATGCAGCAGCTCAGTGCGCTCCTCAAGAGCCACGCGGAGGCGCAGAAAGTCACGAAAGAAGCTGAAGCGACGAAGAAGAAGTCCCTGGAGGTCCAAGCGAAGGCGGCGCCGAAGGACGAGGTTGCGGCGAAGAAGAAGGCCGACGAGGAAGCCGCCAAGAAGAAGGCGGAAGACGACGCCGCGGCTGCCGCCAAGAAGAAGGCGGAAGACGACGCGAAGGCGAAGACGAAGTAGCCGATGCTCAAGTACGTCCCGAGGGAACAGTTCGTTCCCTTCCACAACCGCAAACAGCGTTGGGCAACGCTGTGCACGCACCGCCGTGCAGGAAAGACCGTCGGTTTAGTAAACGACTTGGTTTTCGGGGCTCTTGAGTGCGAGTTGTACAAACCCCAGCTGGCTTACATCGGACCTACATACGCGCAGGCGAAGCGCGTCGCATGGACCTACCTGAAGGACTACGCCGAGCCGTACATGAGTCGGCCCCCACAGGAAGCAGAGCTGAAGGTGACGCTCCATGGCGACCGAACACTCTACGTACTTGGGGCTGACAACGCAGATGCCCTGCGCGGCATGTATCTCGATGGCGGTGTTGGCGACGAGTATGCACTATTTCGGCCTTCGGTGTTCCCACAGGTCATTCGCCCGACTCTATCGGACCGGAATGGTTGGTTCGTGTTTGCTTCCACCCCTCGGGGCAAGAATTTGTTTTACGATGTCGTCAAGGAGGCTCGGGTGGACCCCGAGTGGTTCCACCTTGAGCTTCGTGCAGACACCTCCGGGATAATCCCTCCCCGAGAGCTAGCCGAACTTCGAAAGCACATGGACCCCGAGGAGTTTGCACAGGAGTACCTGTGTAGCTTCGATTCGGCATTGAAGGGCGCGATCTACGCAGACGAGCTCAATGATGCGTTCATGCATGGGCAAATCAAGCCTGGACTCTACGACCACAACCTTGCCACGCACGTCGTCTTCGACTTGGGGTTCACCGATGCCACTGTTGCAATTTACTGGCAAGAAGCGGCTTACTCCCGTGGCGATTTGCCGGTGCGAATCGTGCACG